ATGCCATAAATGCCTTAACACAAGTATCCGGAGCATTAAATGAGCAGGTATTAACTAAAGATACCAGTACAGGAAATGCTATTTGGAAAACTCCTGTAGATACAGGAATTGCATCACTAAACACACTTACAGGAACCAGCCAAACTTTTGCAACAGGAACCGCCGGAACTAATTTTAATATATCAAGTTCAGGAACAACACACACATTTAATTTGCCTGATGCATCTACAACAAACAGAGGTTTAATAACAACAGGTAGCCAAACTATTTCTGGTGCAAAAACATTTAGTAGCGCACCCGTATTATCATCCCTTACAGCCTCAACATTTCTTAAACTTGATGCAAACAAAAATATTATATCGGGAAATACCAGCATAGTATTATCCTCCGATGTTAGCGGAACTTTACCTATAGCTAATGGCGGCACCGGCCAAACAACCACACAAGCTGCCATAAATGCTTTAACACAAGTTTCGGGTGCCACCAACGAGCATGTACTCACTAAAGACACATCGACAGGAAACGCAGCTTGGAAAGCCGTTACTGCCGCGGTGTTTGCATTACCAGATGGCACTGCAGGTTCTCCAGCAATATATTTTACCAACGACACAAATACCGGCTTGTATCGGCAAAGTTCAGATAAACTAACGTTTGTTGCAAATGGACAAAATTCTTTAGTTGTTGATGGAACATCAGGTGTTGGGCGACTAATGGTAGGAAACGGAACTCCGGTATCTCGTATTCAAATTGCAGATGATGCTTTTAATACCACGGCCGGAATTACATTAGGCTCAAGCTCGGCATCTTATGTTCAAATGTATCGCTCCACGTCAAAGGAACTTACGATAGATGGTCATTTAAGATTAAGCGGAAATTATGAAAGCAATTTATATAGGACAACCATAAGAGGTGAGGGTATTTCTTATCCTGGATTTGCATCTGCTTTTGGTGGTCTTTCAGGAAACTGGATAGCATTTGCTTGGAGTAGTCCATACATTTACGGCGGTGTTGATAATGCGGTAAATGCAATAGTAGGAACAGTATCAGATTATAGACTAAAAGAAAATTTTTCTCCAACGATTGAAGGATTAAGTATTATTTCACAGTTGTCTCCCGGAACATATTTTCCTAAAAATTTAAATGGTGTAGTTTCAGAACAGCCTCACTATGGAATGTTGGCACATGAAGTCCAAGAATTAATACCCTCTATTGTCGTGGGACAAAAAGATGAAATAAATGAACAAGGCAATCCAAAATATCAATCAATACATTATGCAGGACTTGTTCCATTTTTAATAAAAGCGTGTCAAGAATTAAACGAAAAAGTTATTGATCAAGAACAAAGACTACAAAATTTAGAACAACAAATAGCATTATTGCTAGAGAATAAATAAGTATTAAAGCAAATCTGGATTATACAACATATGGCATTATTTGAAATTACTTCCAGCAATACAGACGTTGATATTCAGAAACTAAAGATTGAAATTGAATCTGCCGTTAATATTTTATCCGCAAAAGTTTTAAGTATTGAACCTGGTGCCACAGAAGTTAAAATAACAATAGATGCTCCTGCTACCACAAGTTCCACACAATTAAATGATCTTAAAACATTAATCATAGATGCTCATGATAGCCTTCAAAGAAAAAGAATTTTAGTATATGATCTTCCAGATCATACAGGTTCCGCCAGTAATAAAGATTATGTTGATTTGAAAAGTTCTGACACACTAGACTCTGCAAAACAATATACAGACCAGGAAATTGCCAAATTAGTAAACTCGGCTCCAGCTTTACTTGATACCCTGGGCGAATTATCAGATGCGTTAGGTGACGATCCTAATTTTGCAACAACTGTTGCTGGCCAAATTGGTGCTGTCAATACAGAAATTGACTCTTTGGAAAATAGAATTATTGACTTAGAAACAGGCGCTGGAACTATAGGCACAGATTTAACAGTTTTAACACAAAGAGTTGATCAGATTCAATACAATGATATAATTGTTTTACAAAGCGACATGACGTTAAAGGCAAATAGATCGGAGTTGTCTGCTGTTGCAACTACTGGTTCTTATTACGATATATTAAATTTGCCAATTTTTTCTACAGTTGCTACCAGTGGCTCATATAACGATTTATTAAATCTTCCAAACTTTGCAACAGTTGCAACTACAGGCTCATACAACGATTTGTTGAATACACCCACATTGTTTGGTGGTTCATATAATGATTTGACTGATAAACCTGTTCTTGCTGATGTGGCAACCACAGGATCATATAATGATCTTTTAGATAAGCCCGTGTTTGCCGCGGCTTTAGATGATTTAACTGATGTTACAGTAGGATCAGTAACCAAAGGTCAACTATTAGTGAACAATGGCACAGTATTTACAAACACAAACACAATCGAAGCATCTGGTTCTTCTGCAACTCCATTAATATTAAAAGCTGCAACATCCCAGTCGGCTGATATATTTGATATTAAAAATAGTTCAGATATATCCATTTTTGAAATTAACTCTTTAGGACAAATAGCGGCATCTACAGATAGAACCTCTCTTGTCATAAAAGGAGCTAGTGGAATAACAAACAGCGATTTATTTCAGGTTACGGATAGCAGCTCTAATATACTACTTGCCGTAAGACATCATTCCACAGACACAGTACAGAGATGGATGAGTGTTGCAACAAGACTTGGTGTTGGTTCTAATGATAGGCCCGGCGTCTCATTAAATGTACACAACTCATCTGGTTCTACTATTTTTCAAATGACTACCAGTTCAGAATCTCCGGCATTTGAGGGTGGATTTAGAATATTCTATAATGGCACCGATGTTATACAAAAAATTTGTCCTGCAAGTGGAAAAATTATATTTTACACAGGTGGTGGAAATGCCAATCGTGTTCAAATAGATTCTGCCGGACTTTTAACATGCGGTTACGGAGTTGTGATAAATTCTGGAGCGGCTGGGACAAAAGGACTTCTTGTTAAAGGCGCGGCCAGTCAAACGGCAAATTTAATTGAAGCACAAAATAGTTCTGGTACGGTAGTGGCATCTATAGATGCATCCGGAAATATTATTTCTCCAACTATAACATCTTTACAATCACAAATAGCTGCTGGCGCATCTTCACCTACAGGTTCAGTAATAGCTTTTGCAGGATCAAGTGCTCCTTCAGGATGGCTTTTATGTAATGGTTCGGCCGTGTCAAGAACTACTTATGCGATACTATTTGGTGTTATAGGCACAACATATGGCGTTGGAGATGGATCGACAACATTTAACATACCAGATTTAAGAAGTAGAATTCCTGTAGGAAAAGGTGATACTGTAAACTCAACTCTAGGGCAAACTGATGGAGTTGCAGAAGGTTCAAGAAGTTTAACTCACACACACAACGTAACAACATTAGGACATTATCATTCAACAACATCAGGCAACACTCTTACTGCCGCGGGGCAATCATTAAGTGGAGTATCAAGAACAGCATCAGGAACTGTAGGCGGCAGTGATGGAGCGCACATGCATAGTATTGCAAATAGAAGCGGAAACGCAAACGTAGGTGCAGCAGGCGTTTTGGCTGTACTTAGAGGAGGTTCGACCGGTCAAGGAGGCGCAACAGGAGCAGATTTAGGTGGTACTAATGAGGGAGGTCACGGCCATGGCCATAGTCTTTCAACAAACATTGATCACACACATTCTGCAAGTTCTGTGACAGGAGACATAGGAAAATTGGCGGCCGCGGGCGGAGTTGATGGAAGTGTAAATCAGACCGTGACAAGCACAACTGCCAATAACAATAACTATATTCTTTTGAACTATATTATTAAAACATAAAAATCTTGGATTGCTTGGTTTGTGTGGTAAAATAAATAATTATTGGAAGAACACGAACAATCCAAATTAGGACAAATATGGCACAAGCACAAAGTTTTATATGCAGAGAAAGCCCAGTTGTAGTAAGCACAGATCCAGTTCTGCAAAAAACCATTTTAAAAATATCATCAGTTCCTAGTGCAAATACTGAGCAGGTATTCTTAAACGGAGTTCTTCAGAATGTTGGTGTTGATAATGATTATACCATAGTTGGGGATACAATAACTTTAAATCGAATTTTGCCAACAGATGATGTTGTTTTAGTAAACTATTTAATTGATGTTGACTTACCAGATCCAACTCCCGTCATACAATCTGAGGCTAGTCTTAAAGGCAGAAAAGCTCTAATACATTGGTGTTTACGAAGACTTGGAGCCCCAGTAATTGACATCAATATTGACGACGATCAAATAGAAGATCGAATTGATGAAGCCTTGTTGTACTTTAGAGACTATCATTTTGATGGCATCGAACGTGTTTATCTAAAATATCAAATAACTGCATCTCATTTAAAACTAGAATCTGAATATACCGAATCTGTAAATCGAGGTGATGTATTACTTGGTTTAACAAGTGGAGCGGTTGGTATCGCATATGATAAATCTGTTGATAACAAAACGATACGATTTAGAACCACATCAAATCAAAAGTTTGTTAAGGGCGAATTTGTACAAGTGGGTTCAGATTCTGCCAATACTTTTAAAATATTAAATTCCGATCTTGGTGTATTTACAGGCGACGTTGATAATCATTACATAGACATTGGCACAAAAGTTATTTCCGTCACCAATATTATTCCACAAGAATCATCAACAATCGGTGGCAATCTTGGAGGCATGTTTGATTTTCAATATCAGTTTGCTTTGAATAATATGTTTAATCTTGCAAGCACAGATTTGATTACATATCAAATATACAAGCAATATATCTCCCAGTGGGAGTTTATGTTTCGTGGCACAAAAGGCATTCGATTTAATCGTAAAACAGATCGAATCCATTTAGATGTTCTTGATTGGGCAGTTGATACATGGATTATTATAGAAGCGTGGGCGGCTTTAGATCCGTCAATATACACTGAAATATACTCGGATGAATTTGTGCGAGAGTATGCATTTAATCTGTTAAAAATGCAGTGGGGAGCAAATCTTAAAAAGTTTTCTGGTATACAGTTGCCTGGCGGAACTACACTAAACGGACAGCAAATATACGACGAGGCTATTGCAGAATTGGAAAAACTTCGAGAAAGAGTTAGAAAAGAATTTGAGCTGCCGCCAGACTTTTTTGTAGGTTAATATATGAGCAATAAGTATTTTAACCTATATCATCAAAAACAAGAACAAGGATTACTTAACGATCTTGTTGAAGAAGCCATCAAAATACATTCTATAGATGCAATCTATATTCCTAGAAACTTTACTGGCAAAATTGATCCACTTTTTCGTGAAGATATATTAGCACACTATGATGATTACCACCACATTGAGGTGTATATTAAAAACGTTGATGCGTTTGATGGCGATGGTGACATTTTTAGAAAATTTGGTTTAGAAATTAAAAATCAGATTACTCTAACTATTTCTCGAAAAAGTTTTGCAAAAATATTTGGTAAAGAAAAATCGCGGCCTAATGAAGGCGATCTCATTTACATTCCCTTGAGTATTGCAGATGCTTTATATGAAATTAAATTTGTTCGAGAAGATAGTATATTTTTTCAATTAGGTGAATTTTACTCCTTTGATCTTTTGTGTGAGCAAGCAGCATTTGAAGATGAAAATATTAAAACTGGTATCGAAGTTATTGATGACATTGGTGATGAATCGTCACAGCAAATTATTTTGCGCTTGGATGATACAGTAACTATTCAAGAACAAAACATGCCAAAATATGGCGAAGTAATATATCAAGGCACATCACTACAAAATGCTATAGCAAAAGGCACAGTAATATCTGTCAATTTTGATGATAGAACCGTTGTTGTAAAAGATATGGCAGGATCGTTTAGCTCAACACAGGGCGATTTAAAAGGTTCTGTCACAACAGCGTTTGTTGCTCCACTAAAACAAGATGATCCTGTAACAGGACCAATAGAAATAACAGAAGATTTTGGTGCACAAAACAAGCAATTTATTGTGATAGACTTCACAGAAAACAATCCATTTTCTGAAGATGAGGAATTCTAATGTTTAATTCACCATTCTATCACTTTACATTACGAAAAGTTGTTGCGAGCTTTGGATCGTTATTTGCCAACATTTATGTTGTAAAACGAGACAAAGACGGAAAAGAAGTTGAGCGACTTAAAGTTCCATTAGCATATGGTCCTGCCGAAAAATATATTGTGCGTTCAGAAGAAGATCCCAATCTCAGTAAAAACTATGCAATACGATTGCCTAGAATGAGTTTTGAAATCAAGTCGCTTGAGTATGACTCAAATAGGAAACTTAATACAATACGAAGAAACATACAGCCAAT